AAATATCACTTCTGCTGTGGCAGTTAATCCTACCTTGCAGGAGTGTGATGCAGGTACTATTTTGGCGGGTGCCCTTTTGGGTGAAAGCCTGCTCTTGCAGCCCTCCCCGCAGTTGGGTCAGTTCTACTTGGTGCCGTTCAAATCCAAAGCAAAACGTGACCGGCAGGGTAATGTGATTGAGCCGGCGTGTCTCAAGGCGCAATTCGTTTTGGGCTACAAGGGATACACCCAGTTGGCTCTGAGAACGGGCCAGTACAAGCGCCTGAATGTTCTGGAAGTCAAATCCGGGGAGTTGGGCGGTTGGAATCCCTTTGAAGAGCGTTTCCATGAAATGCACTTCATCGAAGATTTTGAAAAGCGTGCGGCAATGCCGACTGTGGGCTATATTGCCCACTTCGAGTATATCAATGGCTTCGAGAAAACTCTGTACTGGACTGCCGACCAGATGATGGCTCATGCTGATAAGTACAGTCCGGCATTCAGTGCGACCGCGTACAAAAAGCTATTGAACGGCGAAATCCCGCAGGAGGATATGTGGAAATATTCCAGCTTTTGGTACCGGGATTTTGACGGCATGGCAAAAAAGACTATGCTGCGCCAGCTGATTTCCAAATGGGGAATCATGACTGTTGAAATGACTACCGCTTATGAACGAGATGGTCGAGTGATGGTTCCCAACAGTGCGGATGACGGACTTCTGCCGGAGACGCCGGATTTCGCAGATGCCGGACAGAATGGACTCAGCGAGCAGGATCCGCCCAAAATCGAGCGGACGGCCAAGACTATGGACTTGCCGGAGCCGGAAGCAGACGAAGTGAAAGCGGCTGTTGATTTGGCGACACTCTGATGGTCAAGTACAACATTATCAGCACCGGAAGCGACGGCAACGCTGCGATTTTGGAAGATTTTGTACTGATAGACTGCGGGGTGCCTTACAAAGCGCTGGAGCCATATGTGGCGAAGCTGAAACTTGTGCTTCTGACGCATATTCATTCAGATCACTTCCAAAAGCGCACCATCAAGCGGCTTGCCGAAGAACGGCCAACGCTGCGCTTTGGGTGTTGCCGCTGGCTTGCACCGCCGCTTCTGGCCGCAGGAGTGCCGGAACGTCAGATTGATGTGCTGGAACCCCGAACTATGTACGGATACGGCCTGTGCAATGTGATTCCGTTTATGCTGACTCACAATGTACCGAACTGCGGGTACAAGGTGCATTTTCCATCCGGCAAGGTGATTTATGCTACCGACACCAACAACCTGAACGGGGTGCAGGCACTCGGATATGACCTCTATTTGATAGAAGCCAATTATCGAGATGAAGACATTCAAGCCAAAATCGCAGAGAAAAAAGCTGCTGGACAGTATGCCTATGAGATGCAGGTGCTCAAAAATCACCTGTCGGAAGCAAAATGCAATGACTTCTTGGTGAGAAATATGCAGGCGAACAGCGTGTATATCCCTATGCACGTTCATGTTGACAAGGAGAAAACGGATGGTCGTAACGGCGAGAATTGAAAAGCTGGAAGATGGAAAGCTCGTCCTGAAGCCCGATACAGACATCAGCCGCTTTGTGGAGCAGAAACGCCCCCGGCGGGTGGAGGTCCGGTTGGATGATGGGCGCACGATTTCTGTTGACCAGCGCCGAAAGATTTTTGCCATCATCCGTGACATTTCTTTGTGGTCCGGCCACGAGCCGGAAGAGCTTCGGCAGTATTTGGAATGGGATTTCTGCTCCCGCGCTATGCGGGAGTGGTTCTCCCTCTCGGACTGCGACATGACGACAGCACGAGAATTCATTACCTACCTGATTTCATTTTGCTTCCATTGGGGTGTTCCGACAAAGGATAGTCTGCTGACACAAACGGACGACATTGGAAAATACCTGTATCTGTGTCTTGAGAACCGCCGCTGTGCAATTTGCAACCGTCCGGCGGAGGTACATCATGTTGACCGTATCGGCATGGGCATGGACAGAGAAAAGGTTGTTCACGTTGGCTTGAATGCAATCGCGCTTTGCCGAGCACACCACGAGGAAGCACACCGCCGGGAGAATGCGCTGTTTGCTGATTACCACATCTATGGAATCAAGCTGGACAAGCACCTGTGCAAAGTGCTCTCCCTCAATCAAAAGCCGAAAGGGGAGGTGAAGCGTGGCAAATGACTACATAAAGCTATGGGTGAAAGACTACCGAGCGCTACTGGAACCGTTCAGTGAAGCAGAACGGGGGCGCATTTTGTGGGCGATGATGGACTACAAGGAATCGGGGTCTGAGCCAAGCTTTTTAGGAAATGAACGCTTCGTCTGGGCAGCTATCAAGGCAAAGATTGATGCTTCCAATGAAGCCTATGAGCGACAAGC